CCGCGTCGGGTGGACGCATTGTTAGCCTGCTTTGCTTGCTGGCGGTTGCACCAACCCGGATCATGTTCTGGCGGGCGGGTAAAACGTGACGGAGACTCAGCAGACCAATCAAAAACATTTTCTTTGAGCCATTTTATAAAAGACATTGTTTCTCCTAAGCAGGCTAACGGTGAGCGTTAGGCGCCGCCGCTTTCTGAATTTTCGTCCGCAGACTCTACGCCAGCGGCGGTCGGGTGCACGCATTGTTCGGCGGCAATCACATGATGCCATGTTTTCACCTTGCGCCACACCCTTATTTGCGCCGATACAATATCAGTTGCTTTGACCGTAAAAATCTTAGCGGGATAGTTGGTTAGGATACGAGCGATTGTTACGTTGAATGTTTGCATATTTGCCGCCCAACGGTTTGCGTTACCCGCAGGGGGCGGGAGTAGGCACATTCTCGAAGGTAGATAAAACTCCGAGAGTAGATAATGATAATTGGCGGGTGAATCCCCCCTGTCGGGTGCACGCTGTGTTAGGTGCGGTATTGCCTTCAAGCGCGTCAAGGATTTCACACCATAATTCTAGCGGGACTACTGATCGATCAGCGGCGTTTGATAGCCCCTGATTTCCAGTATTGGAACCACGCGGGGCGGCTTCGTGACATTTGCGCCCATTCTTGCATATCAGGCGAGGCGTCCAATTCGGGACAACTCCCCATAGATCGGTTGGCTTCATGCGACTATCACCATACTGGCAATAAGTAACCGTTGTTCGTGGCAAGCCTTTCATAAATGGCATTTTGCGTAATACTCCGCGAGGGTTTTCGATGATGTATGCTTGCGGTTTCATGTCCGAGATAATTTTCAAAGTGTGATTCACAAGGCGAATTGATAATTTAGCATGATCTGTCTTTGGCAAATACGCTTCTTTACCACCGCCCCAGTGATGACCCATTACCAAAACGCTAAAGGCTTCGCACGGAACGGACGCCCATACAAAATCGAAATACCCTAACTTCTCGGCAGTCATATCGAAAATATCAGCCGTTATATTACAGGTAAACTTAGGCTCATTATCAAGCGTGATGTATTCATGCCCGCGCTTTTCAATTTCAGCACGTCGCATTTCACCACCTTTGCCAGCGAACAAATCAAGGATACGCATGTAAGCACCTAACGGCTTGCGTTAGCGGCTTATGCCGCAGTTAGAACAAAACCGTTCTTTAAGTCTTATATCCCAGTCAAGAGTGTTTTCGTGGCGACAAGCTGGGCATAAGTCCGCTGCACGCTTTGTTAGAAGGCGCAGAAATTCAGGCGGAAGTAACCCGCTATCTAAATGACTGTAATCCTTCGTAACGTAGCACCAGCCAGACTCTTCTACCTTCGGCTCAATATTTATGCAGAAACGAGCATCAGGCGAAACCCATTCGATTAAGATTGACCCATCAGGTAATTTTTGGAAATATGGTTGCATAATAGCCTTCTAACGGTTCGCTTTACCCGCTGCTGGGAGTAAAGCCTTCTAAAGCGGGATCGCTTTCAGGTGAGAACATATCATTTTGGCGGAGCCCGCCAGCGGTCGGGTGCAAGCGTGTGTTAGGCTTCGTCATTGGTCTGCGGAGTTCGTATGTCCATCGTTGTTTTGGACCCGTAGCATTATTCTTATCAGGGCGAGTTCTAGGCTTTCCATTCAAATTCTTGGCATTAGGTCTATCCCAGGAGCCGCCTTTATGAATTCCAGATGCGGTCCAGTTTGCTGCTTTATAAATGGTTCCCTGGTGAACTTCCATATCTTGATAAGAAACCAGTGTTGAAACCTGCTTTAGATTTACCATGATATGTTTTGCCATCTTAGACAGCATCCGCGTGGCTGTATATTTTGGGGCATCTGGAGCAATTGCCATTCTGCGAAGTTCGAGCCATTCATGTTGAGGAAGGTTGGCGGCGACGGGATTTGTCCAAATTGCAATTGCATAATACACATTCTTGTACAGAGCTCCAAACGAAACGATTGAGTTCAAACAAAAACCAGTATCATAAATTGGAAGTCGGCTATGCCAAAGAGCATTTAGATCACGGGCAAGATAGCGATTTATTTCAACTATCTCTAGTTGCTTTGCGGACACTGGCAATTCGCCGTCATCGTCCTTGAAAAAAAGCGGGGTAGCAATTCTGATTTGATCCATCAACAAGAAGCCTAACGGCTTGCGTTACCTGCGGGGCTTTGGCCCAGGCTTCCATGACCTGATATATTTGTTTCCGTTTACATCCACAACAATTCGCTTCATGACACCACCACCAATACTTTATTCCATAGGGAGTGCGCGCCGGATGGGATTGGGCGCTTTCCGTCGTGGGTCTGTTCCCTGACTTCGAGATCGTGGATGGAGTCCAGATCGAAGCGGCGCCAGTTGGGTATCTTGCCGCGTTTGGACCCGCCCGAGAGCTGGTAGCACAGGATTTGCTTGACGCTGTTGGCCATGCCGAGGACATGAACTTCACAGACGCGGACATGCCCATCGTAGGTGAACTCAATGATATTGTGACCAGACAGGGCTGAGAGGATTAGTTCTTCCATGGTTTATTCAGCCTATTCCCATCTTTGAGGAGCTTGTCATATATCGCGTCTTCGATCCATTTGTTGCGATTCTTGGAGAGAGCAGTGATCAAAACGATGACATTTTGCGGGAGCCGGATGGATACGACTTCCTTGCGTTCCCCCTCGGGGAGGGGCTTGGGGCCGGGCTTGAGAGGCATTAGAGTTCCAGAAAATGAGTTAATACCGGAACCCGCCCAAACAGGCGGATGAATGAGAGTGCCAGGGTGGAGAATGCTCCTGCCAGACTGACGAGAATGAAAAGCAGGGATACAATTCTGAGTACCAAGTTGTGCGGGGATTTCGAATTCAGGAAGATATTGAAACCGGCAAACAACAAGCAGGCACAGAAGAGGGTGAAAAGATAGATGTTCATGTGGTTCCTTTCTGCATCATCTTATCATTGTCGTATTACGCTGTCAATACATTTTTGCGTGTAGTTTTGAAATTGCTCCCCTGAGTTTTCGTGTAGAAGTTGAAGTATAATTAACTCGACGATGGAAATGCCCTGGAACTGTCAGGCGTGCGGTTACGAGAATATGATCGACATGGACAACTTATCCGAGTGGCCACTGGATAAGTTGGTGACCGCCCAGGGATTTACCTGTGATAACTGTGGAATGCGGGAAGCCATTGCACACCGAACCGCCTCTTTATCGGAGGCGGAGCGCAAATTGACCCGGCAGCGGCCCGGCTCCAGCCAGTTCCAATGGCAATTCCAGAAACTGGTACGGAAGGCCGAAGGGCTCAATGCGCGCGGAGAACTGCATGGCGCGCTCAAACATAAAGACGTGGCTTTCCCTGGATAGATGGGCTGAGATCATCGGACTCAACCCGTTGAACTTTAATGGGTTGGCATCCACCTCCCTATTCCCAAACAACGTATGCGGAGATGTGTTCTTCCAATACGACTGGATGCACTCCGACCGGATTGGGAGAGATACCATTGCCATGGCAATCCAGGCGGCGGAGCAGGAGATTGCAGCCGAGGCCGGGTATAACCTGATGCCTGACTGGACCATCCAGGAGCGGCTTACCTATCCACAACCGGCGGTGCCTGGGATGTATGGGGACGCCATGAACCCGCGCTGGATGTTCAAGAGCGTGGAGCTGCGCAAGGGGCATGTCATCTCGGGCGGGGTGAGGACAAAGACCCTGATACAGGCGGGGGCGGCAGTGGTGAGGAGCGACGCAGACGCGGACTCATTTCAGGAAACCTGTACGGTGACCGTGGCCACGACCGTGACAGACACGAACGAGATACGGGTATTTTACCCTGCGAAGAGCGGGGCGGATGGGTGGGAGATCAAACCGATCACAGTATCCATTTCCGGCGGGAACGCCGTTATACAATTCAAGGTGTGGCAGATTGCCGCAGCCAATCAGATGGATGCCATGGATTCACCGGTGCTGGATGCACACGACGCGGCCAGCTACGAGACGACGGTGGACATTTACCGCGTCTACAATGACCCTTCCACGCAGGTGCAATTTATGTGGGAGAATTGTTCGGACGGGGATTGCTGCGGGAGCTGTGTGGCTTGCCAGTTCGGGACGCAGGCGGGATGTTTCCACCTGCGCGAGGCACGGCTGGGGTTGGCGGTGCCGACTCCGGGGACATGGGACTCAACTGACCAGGAGTTCGACTTTACTGAGTGGAGCGCGTGCCGGGAACCAGATCAAACGAGATTTTGGTACTACTCTGGATTCGTTGACCAGAACATAGACAGGCCGTATGCGAACCTGGCTAACTATTGGGAGTATGCGGTTGCTTACTATGCGGCCAGCAAGATCGACCGGCCGGTGTGCGGATGTTCCAATGTGAATCAATTCATAGAGAAGTGGCGCGTGGATATAGCCTTCTCGGACAATGCCGGGAGCTACGTCACCACCCCCGAGATGCTCGCAAACCGGCTGGGGACGAGCGTGGGCGGGATCTATGCGTGGAAGCGGATCCACCAGCCAGGAGTTAGGATCATCAAGTAATGGAAAAAATAGAGCACAAGGATCATAAAGGCAGGCTGTACGAAGCCATGCAGGACGGCGACCAAGTGATCATCCTGGGACCCCCGGAAGGGCTTGTGGATAGCCTGGAACTGCCGGAGCCGTTCGCGACGAACCTGCACAACATCCTATACCGGCGCGGTTTATTGAGCTACAAAGACATTTCAAAAGGCCATAACAGTTTGATCGGTGCGCTTCAGGAGGCTTTGAACCTGGACGCGCAACTATTAACAGAGGCATTTTTCAAATATGAGAAAGAGGAGGTCCTGACATGACCACAAACCTTAAAGCATTTTCGGCACTCAACATCCGGGTATGGTACGTGGAAGGTGGAGTAAATCCCACCCGTTCGCCGGAACTGTTGAGCCTGGGCAAGGTGAGCACCGACCCATCCCAGGCCATCGGGGAGGATACGCGCATCACGGCGCCTGACCCGAACTCGTTCGACAGGGATATACAGGTCGGGACGGTGCGCGGCGCGGAGGAGCGGGCAACCCTATCGCTCTCGATCAGATCCACGCCTCAAGCAGATATCCTGGTTGGCTGGAAGAATAAGAGATGCCGGGTGGACATCTATGCGCTGATGGGCAAATGCGCCAACCCGCAGGACTTCACGGCCGGCGGGGAGAAGATGGTGTACTTCCCGGACGGGAGAATCTCGAACCACGGCTTCGAGAACTTCGGCGCCTTCGGCGCGGATGAGAACAACCCGACCAACTCCATGGTTGACATGAGTTCGGAGGAATACTGGGAGTTCCTGTACGCGAAGCAGGAACAGATCGGCTCCTCAGTGACCACGCGCGAGATATACACAATCGACGTGTACACCGGGAACGAATGTGAGAATTGCCCGGAACCGTGCGACAGATTGCTTGCGACCATGGCAGGAGCAGCGGCTACACCAGGCACGCAGCCCATCCTGCTCTACTCGGGTGACACGGGCGAGACCTGGAGCCAGCAGAGCATCTCCACGTTATTCTCGAACGAAGACATTGTGGATGGCGCGGTGATCGGCGGGGATATCGTCTACATCTCCAATACGTCCAACTCGATCCACTATACGAACATCGAACTCCTGTATGAGGGTACGAACACCTGGGCGGAAGTGGTTAGCGGGTTCGTGGCAAGCAAGGGACCGCGCGCCATGAGTTCAGTGGATGCACGCCACACCTGGATCGTCGGTGACGGCGGATACATCTACTTTGTCAAGAATCACAAGGTCAAGGTGGAAGTGCAGGATGCTGGCGTGGCGACGACGCAGCACCTTCAGGATGTGAGTGCGTATAACACGCAGAGCGTCCTTGCAGTCGGCAACTCGAATGCCGTGGTGTACACAACCAACGGCGGGGTAACGTGGAATTCGATCACCGGGCCGGCCGTGGGTGTGAACCTGGGCGCCTGCTGGATGTGGGATGCCACGACCTGGTTCGTTGGCGAGGGCGCCGGCGGGACCGGGAAACTTTGGCTGACCACGAACTCCGGGAAGACCTGGAGTCAGGTTGGACTCCCATCCACTTACCTGCGAATCGATAAGATCGTTTTCGTCTCGGAAGCGGAAGGATACATCAGCGCGCGCACGGGCGGTCTGTCCATAATCCTGCGCACGATAACTGGCGGGAACGAATGGGTGACTCTGCCCCAGGGCAAGAGCGCGGTGGCTGTCGAGAATTCCTATCTGGTGGATCTGGCTGTGTGTTCGAAATATGCGAATACAGCCTTTGCCGCCGGACTGGGAGATAACGGGACAGCCGGGATCATCGTGAAGATGGCGGCCTAGCCCCACCCCTGCCCCTCCCCAAATTCTTCGAATTCAGGGAGGGGAGATAGAAGAGGAAGCAATGGACAAGAAACAAGAAACGGTTGAGATCGTTGCGGATGTGATCGACGGGAACGGGCATGTGTCCGACCTGATCACACTTTCATCCGGCGTGGTTTTGCGGGGGAAGTCGGCGCCGCCCTTGACTCTGATCAAGGTGATGGCGCGCTTCCCCCGCCCGCCTGTGCCCATGTATTTCAATAAGACCATGGGCCGCGAGGTGGAGAACCCGGATGACCCGGATTACGTGGCGCGCGTGCAGGACCAGCAGACGCAGAGCTCGAATGCCATGTTGAACGCGCTGATCCTTTTGGGGACGGAACTGGTGGAAGTGCCGAAGAAGTTCCCGAAGCCGGAGGATAACTCCTGGCTGGAAGAGTGGAGCGAGATCGGGATGGATGCCAAGCCGGACAGCCCCTCATGGAGATACATCACCTGGGTGACGTTCAAAGCCGTGTTGAGCAAGGAAGACCTGGACTTGATTCAGAAGGTGGTTGGTCGGCTGAGCGGTGTGCCTGACAGCGCGGTCCGCTCGGCCGAGGAGTTTCCTGGGAGCGACAAAGCGGATCGGTGAGCAGGACGTACTGGTCTCGCAGATCGAACTAGACAACGGGGTAAGCTCCGGAGTCCAGTTACGCGCACTCGGGAACGATATGGTCCCCTTGCACGAGGAGCACACCGCGCGATTGGAGCGCGGCATCACACTGGACGACTGGAGCAAAATGGAACTGGAAGAAAAAGCACTGGTCATTGCAAACAGGCGCATCCGGATCGCGGTGGATAACCTTCAGGCGGACGCTGAGATCAAGTCTGCCAAGAGGAACGCCAAGAGGGGCGGCAAGTAATGAAAAAGGCTGGTGTCGAGCTTGTTGTTGAAGGATTGATGGCCTTTGGGCGGGACATGGAGTCTGCTAATGGTTCCCTGAAAAAATTAGGCAGCGGGGGGACTCTCCTTCAGAGAACTTTCGAGGGCATAGGGGGCGCGCTGAGTTCCTTCGGGCGCGAGGTGTTGAACGTGGCAGAGGTAGCCCTGGGTGTATTGCTGAGGGACGCTATCAACGCTGTAATTACGAAAATCAAGGAGTTGATCGGGGCTGTTTTTGAGGCTGGGTCGGAATTCCAGCTTTTGGAACTGCGATTGAAACGGCTGAACGCCAACTGGCTCATCGAGAATGAAAACATCAAAGACTATTCGCAGGCCATGGAGTTGGCGACGCAGGCCACACGGGAGCAACTGAAATGGCTTCAGCAGTTGGCATTTACCACTCCCTATGACGCCTCCGATATTGCAAACGTCTTCACCCTGGCCAGATCATATGGATTTGCGGCTGATGAAGCCAAGAGTCTGACTGAAAGCATTATCAACTTTGCATCCGGGATGGGGCTGGGCAACCAGGAGATTGAACGGATCATCATCAACTTCGGGCAACTTGTCCAGCAGGGCAAACTGAACGGACAGGAGCTTCGAGACCTGGCGCGCGGCGCGTTTGTGCCGGTGAACGACATCCTGACGAGGATGCGCGAGAACATGGGGCTGACAACCAAGGAATTTGAGGATATGCGCAAGGGGGGGAAATTGACAGGTGAGGCGGTTCAGGAATTCATCAGCGCATTCCAGGAAATCGTAGCCGAACGGTTCCAGGGTGCGGCCCAGGACATGGCGCGCTCCTGGCAGGGTGCGACCGCTAACGTGATAGACTTCGTAAAGTCTATCTTGGGGTTGAATGTAGTGAAACCAATCCTGGATACACTGGGGGGAGCACTTGCAGATTTATTGTCATCCATCAGCCCGGAGGATTTTGCCTTCATTAGCGAACATGCAGATAGATTCGGGCAGTCGCTGGCTAGGCTGGCGGGAGAAATTATTGGAGTGAAAGAT